ATACGACCGATGAAAATGGCGATCCGATTACCAAAGCGGAGCAAGAAACGGCACATCAAGCTCGCCTTGACGCTCAAGTAGCTGAGAGCAACCGATCTGAGCGTGATACATTGTTGGCTGCAACAGATTACTTTGCGTTAACCGATGTCACCATGGATGCTGCGATGACTAGCTATCGTCAGGCTTTGCGTGACATTACTAGCCATTCTAACTGGCCGAATTTGTCTGATAGTGACTGGCCGACAAAACCATAGGAGTATATAATGCTTGGGTTCAGTCCACTAGCTTCTGCTCCGATAGGCGCAATCGAGCAAGCGCAAGATGTAGGTCTTAACTTAGTTGCATCTGACATTGTTGCGGCTGCGCCATTATTAGAACAAATAGCCTTAACGCAAAATCATGCGGTTTCTGCCAATTCAATAGAAACACAGGCCATAGTTATTGATAACGCCGCCGCTCAAATTGATTATAATTTTGTTTTAACGGAGGTGAATACAACTCCAAGTGTCGATAGCATTAGTATTATTTCGCAGCATGTAATTATTTGCGATGAAATAACATTGGGCGCTCCACTGGTAGATAACAGCACTGCAATCCTTTTGAGCGATATTACTGTCAATGAAATTACATTAAATCCCATAAGTATTGATAGCATAAGCTTGCAAGAAGTTTACAGCTTTAGTGCAAGTAATTTAAGCACAACTCCTGTTGTTGATACAATTAACCTTGCTTCAGTTCATAGCATTTTAATAAATGATCTGTCTTTAACTCCAGTATTAAGCAGTTTGAGCATTAATATTTCTGGCGATATTTCTGTTCAAGAAATTACTACTACCCCAATAATTGATAATATATCAATTGCTCAAGATCACAGTATTGTACCAAATGACCTCAGTTCGCAAATTGTTATTGATGAACCTGGGTTACTTGTAGAGCATAACTTTGTTGCAAATAACTTAATATCAGCGCCTACTGTTGAAGGTGCAAATTTAACATATCAACAAATAGTAAGTTTGCAAAAAATTACAGGTGGGGCGGCTAATATAGACAGCATCGCTGTGCTGCAACTTGTTTTGGCCACGCCAAATAAAATTATTTCTACACCACGAATTAACAGCTTGTCGTTCAACCAAACTCATGACCTTACAAACAACGACATTCTACTAAGTGCGCCGATTGCACCTTCTGCTCGCTTTCTGTGGGAATCCCCGCAAATAAATGATACGGTGTGGACAAAGGTTTCTGTTATAGATGGCACATGGACCGTTGTGCGCACTGCGGCTTAAAGGAGATTTAAATGGCTGTAACAATTACAAAGCCGACAATAGGAGGGTCGGAGGATAGTTGGGGGTTAATCCTTAACAATACCTTGGACAATATTGGCGATGGCTTTAACGGCGCTACCGCGATAGAGCCAAATCTAACCGCTGGATCTTGGAAGATCGGAGGCGTGGCCGTAACAGCATCTGCCGCCGATCTGAACGGGCTTAATGGCCTAACAGCATCTGCCGCCGAACTGAACGTGTTGGATGGTGATACGTCTGCTTCGACAGTGACCGTCGCTGGCGCTGATAAAATGATCTTAAATGATGCTGGCGTGATGAAGCAGATCACGATTGACGCTCTAAATAGCTATGTCCAAGGTCAAGCGGGTAGCGCGAACAACGCCCCGGTGACTTTATCAGCGGGATCTGGAATTGGCGGCGGCGGATCATTTACGACAGACCAAGCTAGTGCAAGCACTATTTCATTTAACGTGGACGCGGGGAATGGATTAAGCCAAACAGCGAATGGCCTTGCAATGAGCGGCAGCTTTAGTGGCTCATTTACTGCAAGCGGCGACATCACAGCCTTTTCAGATGCGGCTTTAAAGTCAGACATTCAGACTATCACAGACGCTCTTAATAGAGTTACGCAAATGCGCGGTGTTTTCTTTGATAAAGATGGGCGCAGAGGCACTGGTGTGGTTGCACAGGAAGTGCAAAACGCAATCCCAGAAGCTGTACACGATAGCGGCGAATACCTTTCTGTGGCATACGGTAACTTAGTCGGGGTTTTGATTGAAGCGGTTAAGGAACTGGCAACTGAAGTAAAGGCTCTTAAAAATGGCGTTACAAAGTAGTGGTCCAATAAGTCTGGGTGACATTGCCGGAGAATTTGGCGGTTCACAACCTCACAGCCTGAGTGAGTATTATGACGCCGCTTCTGGCATACCATCTAGCGGCGCTATCGACCTAAGTGACTTTTATGGAGCTCAAGCAGGATTTCAATTTACAATATCATCTAACACCCAAGAGGCTAACCTTAACACTCTCGCTACTGCTGCGGGATGGGATGGTTCAATCGCTCTTATAGCTAATGTAGCATCAGGTGTATATCTTTGGTCAGACAACACAGCAAATCCGGGCCTTCTGATTAACGTAGCAAACTGTATTGTTAATAACAACGGCTTTATTATTGGTAGAGGTGGTAACGGCGGCTTTACTGGTGCAGGTCAGGCTGGTGGACCTGCTATCAACGTCACAAGTTCGGGTGTAACTATTACTAACGCTTCATCGGGTTATATAGCAGGTGGCGGTGGCGGAGGGGGGTCTGGCAAAGAAGGCTCTGACAGTGACCGTGCTGGCGGCGGTGGCGGTGCTGGCGGTGGAGCTGGCGGCGGCTATGGCGGCGGTTCTGGTGGTGCTATAGGTCAACTTGGTGGTAATGGTACTTTCACAAGCCAAGGAGGTACTAACGCAACGGGTGGTTCACATGGTGGTGGCGGCATGTCACGAGTAGATGTTGATGGTGGTGGTGCTTCTGGTGCCTCATCAGGTGGTGGTAGACAACCCAACGGTACAACCAATAGTGCTAATGCGATAGCTGGTAGCCTATTGGGGGGTAAAGGTGGCTTTTGGGGTGCTTCTGGCACTGCGTCTAACGGATATAACAGAGGCGCGCCGGGAGCCGGTGGCGCAGCCATTAGTGGCTCTGGCTATACTGTGACGGGAACAACCTCTCAAATATATGGGAGTTACTAATGGCACTTATACCTCTAAAAATACCCGCTGGCTTCTACAAAACAGGCACAGACCTTGACGCCTCGGGTCGGTGGGAGGATGGATCACTTGTGCGCTGGCGCGATGGTTCACTGCGCCCGGTCGGCGGCTGGCGTGTAAATGAAAATATTGCCAGCATTACACAAAATGCGCCAAGGGCTATGCACACTTGGGAGGGCAATAACGGCACACGTTATGTCTCTGCGGGATCATACGACGAGCTATTCGCGGTAGTTTCTGGCGGCACGTCGTACGACATTACGCCTCCAGACCTTATAGATGGTGCAGAGAGTGCTGCGGTTAATATCGGCTATGGATACGGGTTTTATGGAGATAGCACATACGGAACACCGCGCCCAGATACAGGAAATTTAGTTGAAGCGACAACATGGTCTTTGGATAACTTTGGCGAATATCTAGTGGCTTGTTCAACATCTGATGGGCGGTTACTTGAATGGCAGCTTGGTTCTGGGTCAGACGCAACGGTAATTACCAACGCCCCAACAAACAACGCTGGATTGATTGTTACAGAGGAGCGGTTTATTTTGGCGTTGGGCGCTGGTGGCAACCCTCGTAAAGTCCAATGGTGTGATCGCGAAAACAATACAAGCTGGACCCCGGCGACCACAAACGAAGCTGGTGACATTGAGTTGCAAACGTCTGGGCGAATACAAACCGCAGTACGCACCAGAGGCCAAACTTTAATTATTACTGACGTTGACGCTCATGCGGCTCGGTACATCGGTCCCCCATATGTTTTCGGGTTTGAGCGTATTAGCACAAGCTGTGGTATCATATCACGCAAGGCAGCGGCTGACGTTGACATGGGCGTGTTCTGGATGGGGAGCGGTGGGTTCTTTCGCTTTGATGGAAACTTAGTGTCCGAAATACCTTGTGCGGTCCACGATTATGTTTTTGGAGATATAAACACATCACAAAAGAGTAAGACATGGGCCTTCACTAATGGCCAGTATGGCGAAATCTGGTGGTTCTATCCATCGTCTAATAGCAACGAGGTGGACCGATACGTTGCGTTTGACTACAAAGAAAACCATTGGCTGATCGGCAATCTTTCTCGAACCGCTGGCGCATCGCGTGGCGTGTTTGAATACCCCATGCTGCTCGACGCTGACGGCGCGATGTATGACCATGAGGTTGGCCTTTCCTACGAAACGTCCGGGTCTCAGCAATCCGTTTTTGCTCAAAGCGGCCCAATTAGCATTGGCGCTGGCGACAACATTATGCAGGTTACGGATTTGATCCCCGACGAGAAAACGCAGGGCGATGTAAATGTAATTTTTAAGAGCAGATTTTACCCCAACGACACTGAATACTCTCACGGGCCTTTTACCCCGACAAGCCCGACATCGGTTCGCTTTTCTGGACGGCAGATAAGGATGCGCGTTGAGGGTGACGCACCATACGCAAGCTGGCGTGTTGGAACTATGCGAATAGATGCAAAGCCGGGTGGGCGTAGGTAATGGTTGCACCAGTATTACCGCCAATTGGTGATAACATTAAGGCTTGGGGCACCAACCTCACAGCTTATTTGCGCCGACAATTGCCGCGCCTTTACTTTAAAACCGCAGATGACAACCCATCTGAGAATGGCGTTATTTTATGGGATGACGCAAATAGTTACGCGGTCATTTCTGCAAGTGGAGAGTTCAGACAACTTGCAACAAAACAGGCAACTCCTAGTTCAAATATAGGGTCATCTGGAGATGTGAGCGGCATGGTGGCTTGGGATACTAATTACATTTATATTTGTGTAAATGCTTACAATGGCTCATCTGCAATATGGAAACGTGTATCGCTTTCGACATGGTAATGGCTAGGGGTGTCAAAGCGCAAGAAATATGGTATAAATGTTTAAACCGTTCGGAGTTATAAAATGGGCATAATGGATTTTTTATTTGGTACACCAGACCAAACAGGCCAACTAGATCCGCAAACAAAAGCGGCAAGAGACTTTTTGCTTAATCAAATGTTAGAGCAATACAGTGCTGGCCCAGTAAATGTTCCGCAATATCAAGCTGTTGCACCCGCGGCAATGTATAGCGGCGCAAACGACCTTCTTAGTTCTCTTGGTTTGGGAACAGTTGCACCTCCATCAATGCCTACAGTAAATGTCGGCGGTGTTGAGGCTTACAGTAGCCAGCCATTTCAAGAGCAAATAGAAACATCGTTTGCAGAGCAGTACCCGGGTCAATACGACTTTCTCCGTTCTTTTTATAGAGACCCTGTTACTGGCCAATCTGGCACTCGTTCTTATGGATATGTTGATCCAAACGCCCCTGTAACCATGCCCGGTGGCGGCGCCGGAAATCAATATAATAATAGCGACTCTGACAGCACCGCCGCAGCATTAGAAAGGCATTATGAGTTATTTCCAGAAACTGCACCGGGTGCAAGCACATACGGGTATGTAAACAACGATGGTTTTATTGACGCTCCTGCTCCTTCGTCAGGATTTTTTTCGGGAGGCGGCGATGATGGCGTAGGTAATTTCGGAAAAGTTGGTGATTTCTTTGGAGGGTTTTTCAATTGATTGGTTCAAACGTTTTTGGGCAAGCCCAGCAATATCAAACTCAAGCGGGTGACGTATATAACCGCATGGCTAACTTTAAGGCACCTACGGTTCAAGCGGTTGGTCAGACGCAAAGCCCTACATTGGCGCAGACAGACGTAGCTCAATATATGAACCCTTATACAGAGCAAGTCATTCAGCGCGGTGAAGCCGATATTGCTCGACAAAGAGAGCAGGCTTTAAACGCTTTAGGCGCTCAAGCTACAAGTGCGGGGGCTTTTGGCGGGTCACGTTTTGGTTTGGCTGAAGGCGAGACATACGGTCAATATGGACGAATGGCGGCTGACATGGCGGCTAATCAACGCAATCAAGCCTATAATCAAGCAATGCAGTCTGCACAATTCGACGTTACCGGGCAACGATCGGCGGCTGAAGCGGCGGCTGCAAGAGAACAAGCGGCACGGATGCAAAACTTGCAATCTCAATTTACTGGATTGGGGTATCAGCAGAGCGGCGCAGCGGGTTTGCGAGGTCTTGGGTCAACTATGTTTGGTCAAGGTATGCGCGGTTTAGACCAGCAACAAGCGGCGGCGGCTAGAGCGCAAGCTGCACAACAGGCAATGCTAGATGCTGCTCGTCAGCAAACAATGGCTAATTTAGGTTATCCCGGCCAAGCTTTACAAACTGGTTCTAGCTTACTTAGTGGTTTCCCAAAGGCAACGGTCACAGAAAGTGGCAACCCCGGTTTGTTTGATTTTCTAACTGCCATTGGAACATTTGCTTAAATGGAACTAACACAACGAGATTTACTGGCAAAAACACTGCAAGCCGAGGCTGGAAACCAA